CGGCGATCTCCCCGGCGGTGCTGGCCGGGGCGGGAGGCGCGGTGCGCGCCTATCTCAGGATGGGCGCTGGCGAGGCGGCGGTGGTGGAGGCCGCCGTCCGGCGGCGTGTGCGGGGCGCAGCGGTTCTTGGGCGCGGACCTGCCGGCGGCTGGGCCGACCTGCCCGGGCCGCTCGCGCAGGGATCGTCCTGCACGCGGCGCATCTCATCGAGCATCGCGATGGCTCGCGTGCGCCGCCGGCCGGGGCGGCGGCGTTGCTGCGACCGTATCGGACGATGCGGCTGCTCCGGGAGGCGGAAGTATGAGCGCGGGCGGGGCGCTGCAGGCGGCGGTCATCGCCGCGATCAAGGCGGACGAACTGCTGCCGGAGCTGAGCGTGTTCGATGGCCGCCGGTGCGTGCGTCCACCCCTATGCGGTGGTCGAGGATGCGCAGCTGAAGGCGTTCGACGCAGCCGGGGTGGTCGGCAGGATCGGCACGCTAGCGATCGGTTTCACTGATACGGGCGAGTTTCCGACGCGGCTGCGGGTGCTGATGGTCATCGCGGAGGATGCGGTCGGGGCACTGTCGCCCGCGCTCGACGGCGGCTGGCGGCTCGCCGGGTTGGAGCTGGCGCGGAGCCGGCTGGCGCGCACCAAGGACGGTTGGCTGGGGCGTGCGGAATGGGCCGTGCGGCTGTTCCGGTGAACTGAGGAGAAGGACATGGGATCGAGAGAGGGTCGGCCTTCCTGCTGAAGGTCGGCGACGGGGGCGACAAACGCCCGCGTTTGCGACGGTGGCGGGGCTGCGCACGACGCAGCTGAGCGTCAATGGCGAGGCGGTGGTGGTGACCACCAAGGATTCGGGCGGCTGGCGGCAGCTGCTGTCGGGCGCCGGCGTGCGGTCGGTCAGCGTGTCGGGCGCGGGCGTCTTCACGGGCTCGGCGGCGGAGACGCGGCTGAAGGCGAGCGCGCTGGCGGGCGTGCTCGACGACTATCGCCTGAGCTTCGAGGGCGGCGAGACGATGACCGGCCGCTTTCTGGTCACGCGACTGGACTATGCGGCGACTTCAACGGGAGCGGTCCTACACCGTATCGCTGGAGAGCTCCGGCCCGGTGGTGCGGCGTGAACCCGTTGCGGGGTGAGGCGGCGCTGCGGCTGGGCGGGGTGGAGCTTACGCTCAGGCCATCGTTCGAGGCGCTGGTGGCGGTCGAGGCGGAACTGGGGCCGCTGTTCGCGCTGGTCGAGCGGGCAGGGGAAGGGCGGCTGGCGCTGTCCGAAATGGCGGCCTTGTTCTGGCACTGCCTGGCGCAGCGGCCGGAGGGGCTGACGCGCGACGGGTTCGGGCAGGCGCTGGTTGAGGCGGATTGGCGGCGGCGATGCGCCGCCCTGCGGCAGGTGCTGGGCAGGTGGTGATGGGGCGGTGAGGGGAACTCCCTCGGGCTGCCCGCCAAGCGTCCAAGCCCCTCCACCATCGCTGCGCGATGGTCCCCCTCCCCGTTCCGGGGCGGAATTTGGGAGCGCTGCCGCCAAGCTCGCGGGACAGTGCTGTGCGGTGTTCGGCTGGTCGCCGGACGCGTTCTGGCGGGCGACGCCGGCGGAGGTAGCGGCGGTTGTCGCGGCTTTGGCGCCGGGGGGCGAGGCCGGGGTGAGCGGGGCGGAGCTGGCGCGGTTGCGGGAGGCGTTGGGCGATGGATGAGGACTGGAAGGCGCTGGCGGTGCGGGTCGACACGCGCGGGTTCGCCGCCGATGTGGCGGCGCTCAGGGCGAGTTTGGAGGGGCCGCTGGAGCAGGGCGCGGAGCGGGCCGGGCGGCGGATCGAGGCGTCGCTGCTGCGCGCGGTCAGGACCGGCAAGCTCGGCTTTGACGAACTGCGCGCGGCGGGACTGAGCGCGCTCGACGCGATCGCCGCGGGAGCGCTCAGGGCCGGCTGTCGGCGGTGCTGGGCGGTTCGGGCGGCGGGGGCTGGGGGCAGGTGCTGGCGGGCGTGCTCGCCGGCGGGCTACCAGGCCGCGCGACGGGCGGGCCGGTGTCGCCGCGCGGCCCTATGTCGTGGGCGAGCGCGGGCCGGAGCTGTTCGTGCCGACCGCGGCGGGGCGGGTCGAAGCTGCGGTCGGCGCGGCGCCGCGTGAGGTGCGGGTCGCGATCACGGTGCAGGGGCCGGCGGGCGCCGCGCCGGAGATGCTGCGGCAATCGAGCCGGCAGGTCGCGCGCGCGGTGCGGGCCGCGCTGGAGGGGTGATCCTCCGTCACCCCGGCCCTGAGCCGGGGTCCAACGCTCCTCCGGCGACGTCGCGTGCGGCTCCATGGACCCCGGCTCAAGGCCGGGTGACGTAACAAGGGGAGGTAGGCCGAGGCCGACCGCAAGGTCTTCCCAGCGCGGGTTCCGTTGCTCGATCAGTGCGATTTTCCAGTCGCGACGCCAACGCTTGATGCGCTTCTCGGTGGCGATCGCCGCCTCCATGGTGTCGGCCATCTCGTACCATACGAGGCGAAGGACACCGTAGCGCGTCGTGAAGCCGTCGAACCGACCTTCCCGGTGCTGCATCAGTCTGCCGATCAGGTTCGAGGTGACGCCGACATAGAGCGTGCCGAGGAAGGCGCTCGCCAGGATGTAAACGCAGGGCTGCCGGTCTCTCACGTCCGCAACCTGCCGCACCATGGACCCCGGCTCCCTTCGGCCGCCGCCTGCGGCGGCGCTCAGGGCAGGCAAGGCCGGGTGACGGAGATGTATGGGCTATTGGCTGGCGTCTGCGCGCAATGGGCAGGCGGAGGCGTGGTGACGCGCATCGATCCGCGGTTCTGGACGGTGAACTTTCCGCGGCGGTGGTGGCGGCGGTGGTCAGCACCGGGCCGGATGCGCTGCGGGTCGATGCCGTCTTCTATCCGCGCGGCGATCTGGTCGGTCTGATCTGGGAGGCGGAGGATCGGCACGACCATCCGCTGCTGGCCTATGAGACGGCGCGCGACTTTCGGGACTGTCGCCTGTCGTTCCGCTGGCGATCGGGCGGGGTGGTCGCGCTGGACCCAGGTGGACGGGCCTGTGCTGACGGTCGAGGGACGCGATGCCGCCGGCGCGCCCTTCACCGCCTATGTGCGGCTGTGGAACTACGCGGCCGGTGCGGGCGAGGATGCGACGGTGACGCTCGACTTCGCGGACCTGCGCCAGGGCTTCGGGCCGAACGGGCCGGCGGTGTGGACGGGCGATGTCGACCGCATGTTCGTGTCGCTCGCGCCGCCGGGCTATGTGGAAGCCAGCGCGGCCGACCTGCCCGCGCCCGCCGAGGGCTGGGCGGAGATGACGGACATAAGCTGCGACGGGCCGGGCAGCGTGCTGGCGATCGGCGACGTGGTGCTGCCCGAGCATAAGCTCGCCATCGCGACGGGCTATGACGACCAGTACCACATCACGCCGGCGCGGCTGCTGCGGCAGGTCCTCCAGCTCGGCTGGCGCGGGGCGATCAACCATTATGTCGGGATGAGCCACTATTTCCGCCTGGTCGGCGGGGTGGCGAGCGCGGATGGCGGCGCTCCTTCGACGGGCTCAGGCAGGCGCTGAACGTGGCGACGACCGCGTGGCACCGCGACTTCGCGGCGCGGGCGGGGGCGCTCGGGTACGAGCTGATCTGGTCGCTGTCGTTCGAGCTCTTCGACCAGCACTGCCCGGAGGATTGGAAGCAGCGCGCCGTCGACGGCGCGCCGGGGCTGACCGGCTGGTCGCCACCCTCCGCGCTGCTGTCGCCGCGAACGGGGCGGCGATGGCGTATCTGCACGCGGTCGGGGGCGCGTTCCTGGCGATCGGGACCGAAGCGGGCCTCGCGCCGCGCTTCCAGGTCGGCGAGCCCTGGTGGTGGACGATGCCGGACGGGCGGCCCGTGCCTGTATGACACCGCCGCAGTGGCGGCGTTCGCGCCGGTGCCGATCGCGAGCGTCCGGGCGTCGCTGGATGCGGCGCAGCGGGATACGCTGGACCGCGCCGGCGCGTGCCTGGCGGCGGCGACCGCGGCGCTGTGCGCGCACGCCAAGGCGGTCGCGCCGGGCTGCGTCACGCATCTGCTGGCGTACCTGCCGACGGTGCTCGATCCGCTGGCGCCGGAGCTGAAGCGCGCGAACCTGCCGGTGGGCTGGGCGTCACCGGCGTTCGATGTGCTGCAGCTGGAGGTTACGACTGGTGCGCGGCGGGTGACCAGGCGGCGACCGCGCGCGGCGTCGCGGCGGCGGAGGCGCGGCTCGGCAATCCGGTCGAGCGCCAGCACTACCTGGCGGGGTTCGTGCTGCGGCCCGAGGACAAGGCGCAGTGGCGGGCGATCATGGCGGGGGCCGAGGTCGCGCGGGCGCGGGGCGTGGCGCGGACCTTCGTCTGGGCGCTGCCGCAGGTGATCCGGGACGGGCTGGTCTGGTGGGAGGAGGACGAGGTGGACGCGTTCGACGATGTGCTGTTCCCGCTGGCGCTGGGCCGGCATGCGGAGGTGGCCCCGGGCTTCTCCACCCTGATCCTGGCGGGCGCGGGCGGGGCGGAGCAGCGCCAGGCGAACTGGGCGGAGGCGCGGACGCGCTATGATGTCGGGCCGGCGTGCGCAGCGAGACGGACATCGCGCTGCTGCTCGACTTCTTCCGGGCGCGGATGGGTCCGGCGCGCGCGTTCCGGTTCCGCGATCCGTTCGACCATGAGGCCGCGGACGTGCTGCTGGGCACAGGCGACGGCGTGGCGAAGCGCTGGCCGTTGGTGAAGCGCTATGGCGAGGTCGAGCGGCGCATCCGGCGGCCGGTCGCGGGGAGCGTGACGGTCGCGGTGGCGGGATTGGCGACGGCCGCGTTCACGCTCGCGCCGGGCGGATGGGTCGAGCTGGACGACCCGCCGCCCGCGGGCGCGCCGGTGACCGCGGGGTTCCGGTTCGACGTGCCCGTCCGCTTCGCGGAGGACCGGCTGACGGTCGCGACCGGACCGCACGCGGCGGGCGAGGCGGCGAGCGTGCCGCTGGTGGAGGTGCGGGAGGGTTAGCGAGCAGGGAGCAGGGAGCAGGGAGCAGGGAGTAGGGAGCAGGGAGCGGGGGGAGCCGATGGGAGCAGGGGCGCGGGCACGGGCGATTGGCGGCGGAAACGAGTGGCATCGAGACCGACGGTGCTGACCCGTTGCCCGGGCTGCTCCCTGTTCCCTGCTCCCTGCTCCCTGCTCCCTCCAGAAGGAGGACGACATGGACATGCTCAAACGCGAACTGACGACGCTGGCCTGGTGCATGGCGGATCGAGCGTCGCGACGGGGTGGCGATCGGACTGACCAGCCACGACCGAGACCTGACGGTCGATGGCTTCCCCTATCGTGCCGCGCCCGGGATGACGTCTTCGGCGATCCGGCGCGAGGGCGGGCTGGAGCCGGACACCATGTCGGTCGAGGGCGCGCTGACCACGGGGGCGATCACCGCGGCCGACCTGATCGCGGGGCGATGGGACGGGGCACGCGTGGTGCTGTTCGCGTGCGACTGGAGCGCGCCGGGCGAGACGGTCGCGCTGGGCGAAGGGCGGCTGGGCGCGGTGTCGATGCGCGAGGGCGGCTTTTCCGCCGAGCTGCGCGGACCCGGTGCGGCGCTGGCCCGGGCGGTGAGCGAGGAATGCTCGCCGGAATGCCGCGCGAGCTTGGGCGACCGGCGCTGCCGGGTGCCGATGGCGGGGCGGCGGCGGATCGCTCGGGTGGCGACAGCGGAGGCGGATATGGTGACGCTCGACGGGCCGGAACCGAGCGGCAACGCCTATGGCGAGGGCCGGCTGCGCTGGCTGGGCGGCGCGAATGCCGGGCTGGAGAGTGCGGTGGCCGCTTCGGCGGGCGCTGGGGTGACGCTGCGGGCGGCGCCGCCCTTCGTGATCGAGCCCGGGGTGCTGGTCGAGGTGGAGGAGGGCTGCGACAAGCGGCTGGCGACCTGTGCCGACCGGTTCGGCAACGCGCTGAATTTCCGCGGCGAGCCCTATCTGCCCGGCACCGACCTGCTCACGCGCTATCCCGGTGAGTGATGCGGTGCGCGCCGCACGCGCGGCGGTGGGCGCACGGTTCCGCCTGCACGGGCGCGACCCGGCGACCGGGCTCGATTGTGTCGGGCTGGCGGCGCTGGCGACCGGGCTGGAGCCCCCGACCGGCTATGCGCTGCGCGCCGGCGACACGGACGCGGCGCTGGCCTGGCTCGACACGCGGCTGACGCGCGTGGCGGACGGCGCGGCGGGCGACGTGATGCTGCTGGCGCCGGGGCCGGGGCAGCTGCACCTGGCAGTTCGCACCGAGCACGGATTTATCCATGCCGATGCGGGGCTGCGCCGCGTGGTCGAACGCCCCGGCGCGCCGCCCTGGCCGTGCCTTGCGACTTGGAGACCATAGATGGCGACACTGGTTCTGACGGCCGTGGGCACGGCGCTGGGCGGGCCGATCGGCGGGGCGCTCGGGGCGCTCGCGGGCAACGCGCTCGACCATGCGGTCTTCTCGCCCGGGCGCCGTCGCGAGGGACCCCGGTTAAGCGACCTGCGCGTGCAGGTGTCGCACTATGGCGCGCCGATCCCCAAGCTGTTCGGAACGATGCGCGTCGCGGGCACCGTGATCTGGGCGACCGACCTGATCGAGGAGCGCGCGACCAGCGGTGGCGGCAAGGGTCGGCCGACGACGACGCAATACAGCTACCGCGCCAACTTCGCCGTGCTGTTGTCGGGGCGTCCGATCGCGGGCGTCGGGCGGATCTGGGCGGACGGGCAGCTGCTGCGCGGGGCGGGCGGGGATTGGAAGGCCGGCACCGGCTTCCGCCTGCATCTGGGCGGGGAGGACCAGGCGCCCGACCCGCTGATCGCCTCTGTCGAAGGCCTGGCGCGGACGCCGGCGCATCGCGGCTGCGCCTATGCGGTGTTCGAGGGGTTGGAGCTGGCGCGGTTCGGCAACCGAATCCCGTCGCTGAGCTTCGAAGTGATCGCGGACGCCGGGCCGGCCGGCGTGGGCGCGATCGCCCGCGCGCTGGCGCAGGACGTCACCGGCGCGCCCGCCCTGTCGCTCGACGGCTATGCCGCCGCGGGCGGGAGCGTGCGAGGCGCGCTCGACGGCCTCGCCGAAGCGGCCGGGGCGTGGTGGTCGCCCGCGGCGGGCGGCCTCATGCTGCGCGACGGCGCCACGGTCGACGCGGAGGTCGTCGCCGATCCGGCGCGCGACACGCGCGACCTTGCGGCGGAGGACGCGGCGCCGGCCGTGGTCAGCCTGAGCTATTACGACCCCGCGCGCGACTGGCAGGCGGGGCTGCAGCGCGCACGCCGGGCGGGCGAGGGGCCGACGCTCGCCCTGGAACTGCCGGCGGCGATGGCGGCGGGCGCGGCGAAAGGGATCGCCGACGCGACGCTGCGCCGGGCGGAGGCGGGGCGGACGCGGCGGGTGATGGGCGTCGGACTGGATGGATTGGCGCGGCGGCCCGGCGACGTGGTGCATATAGTGGGCGAGGTGGGGCGGTGGCGGGTCGAGGCGGTGACGCTCGACCGGGACGGCGCGGCGCTCGCGCTGCGGCCGCTCGCGCCGCGGGTGGGCGCGGCGACGGCGAGCGCCGGCCGGGCGCTGCCCGCGCCTGATCGGCCGGCGGGCGGCACGATCCTGTACGCGGCCGAACTGCCCGCGCTCGACGATGCGCTGCTCAGCCAGCCGCGCCTGGTGATATGGGGCAGCGGATCGGGCGCAGGATGGCGCCGCGCGGGATTGCTGCTGAGCCTCGACGACGGCGCGAGCTGGACCGACGCGGGCGCGACGGCGGCCCCCGCGGTCGTCGGTGTCGTCGAGGTCGCGCCGGGACCGGGCACGGCGGCGCTGGTCGACCAAGTCAGTCAGCCGGTGGTGCGGCTTGCGCGCGCCGACATGATGCTGGCCGACGCCGATCGCGCGCGCCTCGATGCGGGCGCCAACCTGGCGCTGATCGGAGGCGAGCTGGTCCAGTTCGGGCGCGCCGAGCCGCTGGGCGGCGCGCGCTGGCGGTTGAGCGAGCTGTGGCGCGGCCGGCGGGCGATGGCGGGGCCGATCGCGCCGGGCGACCGCTTCGTGTTGATCGAGGCGGATGCGACCCGCACCGTCGACCTGCCGCTGGCGGCGCTCGGCGGAACCGTGCGAGTGATGGCGAGCGGTGTCGGCGACACGGAGCCGGTGCAGACGGTCGTGGCGATCACGGGCGTTTCGGTCGCGCCGCCGTCGCCGGTAGCGCTGCGGGTCGACGGAGATGCGGTGCGCTGGACGCGACGGAGCCGGGCGGGGTGGCGCTGGCTCGACCGGGTCGATGCACCGTTGAGCGAGGAAAGCGAAATGTATCGCGTGTCGGTGGCGGGCGCGGGCGGGGTGCGCGAGCTGGTGACCGACGCGCCTGCGGTCGCGCTGACTCCTGCCGAACGGACCGGCGCGGTCGTGACGGTCCGGCAACGCGGCACCCATGCCGAGTCGGTGTCGGCGACACTGACCATCTGAGGAGAGAGAGGATGACGGACACGGCGAGGCTGGCGCTGCCGCTGCTGGCGGCGGGGCAGGCGCAAAAGGAGATGACGGTCAACGAGGCGCTCACGCGCCTCGATCTGGCGGTGCAGCCCACCGTGGCGGAGATCGGGCGGAACTTGCCGCCGGTCGCGCCCACCGAAGGCGAGGCGTGGATCGTGGGGGCTGCCCCGACGGACGCCTGGAGCGGCCATGCCGGCGCGCTTGCGGGCTGGACGGCCGGGGGCTGGCGATTTCTGGCGCCGCGCGAGGGTTGGCGGGTCTGGAGCAGCGCGGACGGCTGCGCGGCCGTGTACAGCGCGGGGGCGTGGCGGCTGAGCGTCGCCAACGGCCCGCGCGCGGCGCCGATTTCCGGCCCGATCGGCGGGGCCGTGGTGGATGCCGAAGCGCGAGCCGTGCTCGCATCGGTGCTGGCCGCATTACGCGCTCATGGCCTGGTCGCGAGCTGAGCCGAACACTGTTGCGGTTGGGCAACAACCCGCAGAGAATGTCGCCTTGCAGCGCA